TTAACGAAGTCAGCGATGCCTTTCACAACGAAGCCAGCTGCCGCGACACCTAGCCCGAGGAAGGCAGCGTTGCCAACCTTGCGTATAGCGCCGAACGCCTTGCCTGTTGCACCCGTCTGTTTCTCGACACCCTGAAGATCCTTGGAGACACCCTGTAGCGCGCCACGAGCACGGTTCTTCGCCGTGACAATCAGAGCTAGTTCGGAGGAGGTCGCCGCCATTATTTCTTCCTGGCCTTCAGCTTTCTCTTGGCCTCTTGTTTCCTACGCTCGACTCGTTCTCTGGCGGACCTCGTGTTCGAGGCCAGCCGGATCAGGACGATATCCTTCGGGTCTTGATCGTCCCATCCGCCAACGTTCGGGAGAATGCCTAACCGATATCCTGACTCCAACTCGACCGCTCGGGCCACGAGGATTGGCAGTGCGGAGTGCGTTGGATTCTCGCCCAACGCACTCATGTAGTACCTGCTCAACCCTCGTTCGAGTTTGGGATATCAACCGAGTCCTCCAGAGTCTCGTTGTGCTTGTCGATCAGGTTGGCGATCTCGTCACCGATCACCGGATCGAGGTTGTCAACGTCACGCCTCTTCTTGAAGTCAAGCTGCTTGCCCTTGGCTCCGAGGTTGTGATCCAAGATCACCCGAGCGAACGAGTAGTGCCGACTCAGCTTGATGGTCGTCCGGGCCGAAGCCGAACGAGGATCGTCTTCATCCTCACCATCGTTGCCTCGAATCTGGAAGGCCACCCGAAGGCCAGCTAACTCGTTCGACTCTCCATGGTTCATTCGTCTGAGTCGGACCCAGCCACCCTCGACAGTGTCGAGAGGGAACTCCTGCTCCCTCGGCTGGAACCCTGCTTCAACTAGCGTCATTCCTATCTCCTTTGCGCTAGATCTGTGCTACGTAATCTCAGCGATGTCCGCAACAGTTGTTAGTTCGATCGTCGCCGCCGAAGTGTCAGCCACGGTGTAGGCTGCGATCATGGTCGCAGCCGCTCGCACCTGATCACCGATCGCACTGAGTGGCACCTCGAAGGTGTCATACAAGGCACCGTGCAGTTCAAAGTCGATGACCTGATCGGCGGAGAGCGTCCACACGACCTTGAGTTCCTGCGCTGTACGCGCTACCCAGATCGCGTAATCGGCCTTCGACTCGAAGTCAATCTCGAACGAGGCCGAGCCTTCGAACTCACCGAACTTCACGTAGTCGGCTGCCTCGGCACCCGACAGGTTGAACCTCGGCTCAGCGTTGTCGTTGAGGTTGATCTCCAAGGAGTCGATGTCCACCCGAGCGCTCGCGGCAACCGTCAGCGCCACGTCGTCAGCGCCGAACGGCACCTCCGTTGGCATGGTCACCGCTCCCGGCGTGTAGTCCTCGGTCTGCTCCCGGCCCACGATGCCATAAGCCACCATCGGAATCCCGTCATCGACGAACAGCCTCACCGAGCCAACCTGGCATCCGAGGTAGGCGAAGCCGACTCCGGCACGATCTGTGACGATCGTGAGTGAGCGGTCATCACCCTTGACGTGAGCATCCGCTCCGTCACTCGCTGTGAAAGTGAAGGGTCCTGCACCAGCCTTGGTGATCGCCCATCGGGACGCAGCCAGGAAGTAGGCCATCGTGGTAGGCAGAGCCTCCATGATGATCTCCCCGTCTACGTGCTCTCGGCCGCCGATCTTGCCAAGCGTGACCGCCTGACCCAAGAGCGGCTTGCGCAACGGATCGCTTCGCCTCTCACCCAGGGTCTCCCCAGTGATCGGTGCGAATACCTCTGGCGCTATGTAGGTGCCGTGGGTTGTTTCGAGCGCTAGCCCGACGTGGCCACCACCTGCAACATCAGGCATCGGTGTCTCCCTTCTTCTTCATTCTCGGCTTGACTCGACTCCAAAGCCCGCGGGCTTCGAGCCGATCTGCCTCTGCGTCGGACACTTCCATCGTCCGCTTGTCTGCGCTGGACCCTGGTCCAACATACTTGACCTTTGCCATCTAGAAGACCTCCTCACTTGTGCCTCTAAGCTCCAGTCGGCTCGCTGCCCATAGCTCGTCCTCTGGCGCCAAGACCACTGGATGATCCATCGCTGTAGGGAACCCAAATATGACCTTGTTCATTGAGCTATCCGTCGAATCTACAAAGTTCCATTTCATGTCAGCAATCAGAAACCGCTCGACCGCTTCCATCCGTTTCTGGGCTCCCTCTTGTAGCTCGAACGTCGTGGTGATCTTGCCATGGTACATGAGCACCCAAATCACAAAGATCACGCTGAACTTTCTCGTGGCCTTGATCTCCCTGATCTTATTCTGAGGTTGGATGGAGAGGAAGGGCCACTGGGTGATCACCCTCGGCTCTCCGAAGGCGACCTGCTTGTAGGCGACCTCGTTCGAGTCTTCGACAATGATCTCCGTCTTGGCACGGTCGAGCACGTCCACGAGGTGGCGCCCCATCAGCTGGAGGTCAATCTCAAGAGCCACCAAGACCACCTCCGGTGAAGGGTCTGCCGGTCGGACTGAAATCCATGAACTGGCGGAGGTATTGAGCGAAGATGGTGTTGATCTTCGTGCGATCGGCAGCTTGCAGCGACATCATGATTCTCTGCGGCACGCCTTGCCCACGCTGGTGGTAAACCCAATAGCGAGTTGCGAAAGGTGCCGCTACCAGCTTGTCCTTTGTCACCTGGTAAGCCGAGGAGTCTGCCGCGGCTGAGGCCATGCGTCCTGAGTGCACGAGGACCTTCGAAGGATCGGGCGCGCCCGCGCGCGCCTTGCGCTCAATGGTCGAGGGTGCTAGCGGTAGCCATTGAGGTCGGCCTCCAGCTTCGAAGTTCTTCCTCACCGATGGAGATATGACCGTCTTGCCGATCGCCAACAGCGCGGGCTTGAAGTTGGTAACGTTAGCAGCGACCTTGAACTGTCGGGCGAAGTCGGCTGCCGATCGTCCTTCCCACTCAATCTGTAGTTCGACTGCCATAGCTCACCACTCATGCGCTTGCGCTCGGGTGAACCACGGTACGTTGGCAGCGCTCGGTGCCTTGTCTCGGGTGCCTGTCGGGTAGGCCCGAGGCAGCATGCTGTCGCTGGTCCCGATCAGGGTGCCGTCATCGAGCGTGAGTCCGCAATCGCCTTTCACCAGACACTTGAGCCAGTCTTCAGCCTCTCGCTTCCAGCGCGTGCCCGCGGTCGAGTCCTGCTGACCTTCGAGCGGTGTGGCCTGGTCCCAGAGACGCCACCCGACCAGCAGAGCTGCGATCCATTTGATCTGGACAGGCACCGAGTCATACAACGAGACATCGTCGAAGCGAAGATCGAACGACCCGAGCAGCCGTGAGTCGATCTTCGCCTCAGCGTATTCGATGTGGTTGTCGATCTGATCCGGATACTGGATGAGGTCGTTAGCCAGGATGACCTTGACCTCATCGTAGGTGACATAGGCCAAGCGTTACTCCCCGGTCAGTTCCTCAACGATGACGTCCAACATCTCGGCTCGGTTCTGGTCATCGGTGTTCGTGAGCAGAGTCTGCCCAGGTCGCACGACGTTGAACCATTCGAGCACGTCCCCCTTGGCACGGAGGTTGTCGAGTGCATCGCGGAGGTCCTCCTCGTTGTACTCGATCGGCTCGGCGTCAGCCGGATGATCACCGAGTCCTGCCAGCATCATCAGCTGGTCACGGGTGAGTACATCTGGATCATCCTCAGCAAGGTTCTCCAGAATCAGATTGCCTGGAATCTCGGAGGCGATGTCCTCTGGGATCTCATCGCCTGGTTCGAAGCGGTAGTTGATCGGTTGGCCGTCGTCCCGGTGCTCGCCCTTGCCAAAACTGAATGCTTTTGCTGCTCTTTGCATTGGTCTCTCTCCTCAAATGCCAACAGGATGGCCAGCCCTTGAGAGACTGACCATCCTGCTGAGCATCATGTGCTTCCCTTGCCCTACGAGCCGTCGCTCACGTCACTGATGAGATAGGCGACATCTGCCGCCACGATCTTCTCATCGGCCACGTAGCTTGGCTCGAACCAATCCGAGTGCTGCCGCTCGACCCTTGCCCGACGGACCTGCCACTGCTGGCTGAAGAACGAGTAGCCAAGGCTAACGCTCTTGAGTCCAGGCTGCGGGTTGACGAAGGCTAGGAGGACTTCATCTATCCACAGATCGGAGAAGCTGTCGGCCACGCCGAAGCCTCCCGTGTTCTGGATCATGTCCGCGATCACGACCTGGGTGATGCCGTAAGGCGCCAGCAACGTTCGGATCTGATCCACCGTGATGGTGGGCGAACCCCAGTTGCCTCCCGGAGTCGTCATCTTGTCGATGACCTGAGTGGTCTTCTGGAATGCGAGCTGAGCTTCGATTCCGAAGATGGCCATGTTGGGCCTGACACCCGTGTCGGCTCGGATCTCTTCCGAACCAATCTCGATGTCATCGAGCGGTGCGGCGGTTGAACCCGAACCACCAGCGTCACGCCACTGGGCCGTCCCAGTCAGCGTGTCGTTCTTGGTGATCACGGCACCATCCGTCACGAGGTCGTGCACTCGTTTCTCTCGGTCGAGGACCATGAGCCTTTGCAGGTTCTGAATCGTGTCCCTCTGAATGTCCAGAGGACGATCGGCCTGCTTGAACTCTCGGTCATCGATCAGATCGTTGAGTGCGTATTCCTCGCACTGGTATCCGTCGGTGTCCACTCGCCAGTCCACGGTCCT